CTCCCGCCTCCTCAAGGAGAAGGCCAGCGAGACGCTCGTTCAGGGCGGTACGTCCATCAAGGACGTGATCGTCTTCGACGACGCCTCGACCTACCAGAAGTACCAGCCCAACGACACGTTCACTTGGAACAACCCGCAGGTCACGGACACGCTGACCGCTCCGTGGCGGTTCTCGATGGACTACATGTCGTGGACCGATCAGGAGGTCGAACTCAACGACGGCGACGCCAAGACCATGTACAAGCGCCTCAAGCGCATCAAGGAGATGCGCATGTGGACCTCCATGCTGAACGGCATGGAGAACGACCTCTGGGCGCCGTACATGGGCAACTACGGCAACATGGAGACGGGCGGCAAGGAGCCTTACGGCCTCCCTGCGTTCATCACCGAGATCATTAACAGCGTCACCACCTTCGGTGAGCGCGGCGGCGCTCCGACCGGATGGACGAACGTGCTCGGCATCAACCCCACCACGGACGCCCGTTGGTCGAACCAGATCTCGTTCTACGACCGTGCGCTCGACCACAACGCGACCCCGGCTTCGTTCACCTACTCGAACCACAACGCCGGAACTCGTCAGGTCGGTGGTCTGTTCACCGCGATGGACGAGATGTACCTGAAGGTGCAGTTTAAGGCTCCGCTGACGCAGCGTCAGTACTTCGAGGAGACGAACTTCCAGCGCCAGATGATCCTCGCGTCCCGTCTCGGCGTGAACACCTACAAGCGCGCCCTCCGTGCGTCGAACGACATGCTCGTCAGCCCGCAGGACAGCGCCTACAACACCCCGACGTTCTCGGGCATCCCGGTCGAGTACTGCTCGAACCTCGATGACGCTGCGATCTTCCCCGCTGCCGGATCCTCCGTCACCGACAGCAAGTCCGGTCGCGATGGTGCGACCCTGTCCACGACGGTCACTCTGTCGGAGACGGCGGCCAACACCATCGACAAGGGGCCGCGCTTCTGGTTCGTCAACGGCCAGTACCTCACGCCGATCTTCCACAGCACCCGCTACATGAAGAAGCACGACGTGATGCGTCACCCGAACCAGCCGTTCACTTGGGTGCAGCCCGTCGATTGCTGGTGGAACCTGTTCTGCAACAGCCGCCAGCGTCACGGCATCGTCGCCCCGGTCAAGACCACCTGATGAAGCAACGGGGGCGGGAGCGATCCCGCCCCCTCTACCACACAAGGAAGGACACACACAATGATTCTTGCTCCTAACAACGGTGCGCTCGGGATCCAGCCCGCTGGCACCTCCGCGCGCTGCATCAACCGCGATTCCACGGCAGTCGTCGTCGGAAACGTCGTCATCACGTCGTTCAACCACAGCAGCGTCATCTATCCTCCCGCGGAAACCGTCGCGAGTTTTGAACTCTCGCCGTTCTCCTGCGTGAAGTTGGCTGAAGGCGATGTCAATGCATCGTCCGGTGACGGCTCGCACTCGAACGCCGGATACATCGGCGTCGTCACCTCCCTTCCGTCCGGTTCGGGCGCGCAGGGTCAGGTGGTCAACGTGCAGTTCGGCGGCATCGCCACCGCTCTCGTTCGCGCCACGACCAACAACGTCGTCGTCGGCAGCAAGTTGTTCCTGTCCGATACGGCTGGTCGTTTCGGCAACGAGGCCGATTCGGCAAACCCGGACACGACCGTCGCGATCTCGCTTGGCGCCGTGACGGCTGCGGCGTCTGCGAACATCCCCGTTCTGCTGTTCAACGGCCCGATTGATGGCACGGCTACGGCCCTGACCTGATCTGACGCAACCATTCACCACTGGCCGGGGAAACCCGGCCAGTGGAATTACCGATGCTCACATACCTCGACCTGAAGAACCACGTCCTCCTCGCCATCGGCGGTCGTCCATCGACGGCATCCGGGCAGACGGTCGCGCAGCGACAGGCCGAAATCGTGAACATCGCCGGGGAACACCTGTTCACCCACCCGTGGCGGTTCCGCGAGGCTTCGTCGAACGTCTCCACCGTGGTTTCGCAGTCGTATGTCTCGCTGCCATCGGACTTTGCAGAACTGACGCAGGCTTGGAAGGAGGACTACGTCCTCTGGATCCAGTCCCCGGAGGAGGTCGAGGCCGCCCGGCAGTCGAACTACCCGGACCTGACGTGGCGGGCCTACGTCAAGGAGTACGTCCCGACCGGGGACACGGCTGGCGTCTCCACGACCGCTTCCTACAGGCTCGAACTCTACCCGACCCCCACCTCCGTCGAGACGCTCAAGATCCTGTACCGCAAGGGCTGGCAGGGGGTATCCGCTTCCACGGCCGATACGAGGATCATCGAGATCCCGCGGCACGTCGAGGCGACGCTGATCGCCTATGTCAGGGCCGTCGCGGAGTCGTACGAGGACGGGCAGCAGAGCCAGCGGTTCGCGGAGATCGAGGCTGGCCCGATCTTCGGGGCTGCGAAGCAGAAGGACGGGATGGTGCAAGGCACCTTCGGACAGTTGCCGCCGAACCTCTGGCGGTCAGGAACACGGAACGGGCCGGGATTCGTCATCCTCAACCCAGTGAACAACCCATCGTAAGGAACGACCATGAGCCTCATCGGACTGAATCCAACGATCACCGCGACCCGGACGCTGACTGCCCCGCTGGAGGTTGCATCTCCTGTTGACATCACTCTTCCGACTTCAGGAAACCTGACGGTCAAGAACGCAACCACCACCGTTCCTACGACGCTTGCCGACGTTGTCGGCAACAACTACGCCGGAAGCCGGATCGTCCTTGGCGCGCGGCTCAACTACGCAAAGATCCAGACGGCGTCGAGCGCAACTGGTGGAACAGTCAATCTGCACGTCATTGGCTGGAACAGAGGAGACGATGGTCAGTGGCGTCCCCAGTTGCTAACGACCTGCACCGTGACCGCAGGCTCGACCGGGACGACCGTGAACGGAACGAGCCGATTCCTCGGCTTGACCTACGTCAAGAACTTTGGTGATTGCAAGATCTACAACGGCAACACTGGTGCTGCCCACGGCGGGTTCATCATTGTCGATCTGTGCGGCGCCGAACTGGTCGAAATCGCGATGAGCGCAGCGTCCGCCCCGACCGCCAACGCCCTCATCGGATTCATCTGATGCACGCACGCAACCGGACATGGCTGCTCGGCTCTGACCCGGTCGAGCGTTGTAGGCAGCGCACGCTCCCGGTGGAGGGCGGCGACGGCTCCACGCTCACGCTGGACTTCACCACGGGCGTCCTCGACCCGCGCCTGTCGTTCACGCGCAGCACCAACGCCACATTCATCAACTCGCAGGGGTTGGTGCAGTTTGCTGGGCAAAATCTGTTTTACAACACCGCATTTAGTGGCTTGAGCGGATCAAATCCATCGCTGACGTCTTCTGGGTGGACATACTCATTTACCAGCGGAACAGCCACATTCAACGGTGATGGATCGGTGACCATGACCGCTTCTAGTCAGCGTATTGGGCTAAACAGAAACGCGGGTTTTACTGGAGCGGGACGCAGAGTCATCATCTCTGTAGACATTTTGACATCTGGTGATACTGGACTAACCGCATTTCAACTCCTTCGCCCCGGAACAGCGACAGCCGAGCAGTACTATGTCAATGGTGACACATATTCCAGCGGAAATGTCGTAGGGCCATGCACGCTATCGTTGGCTTACGACAGCCCAACGCCGGGAAGCACCGCCCCATTCTTCGGAGTTGGAGCAAATGCCGCAGCAACAGGCACGGTGACGTTTGCAAATCCACGCTTTGGACTTTGGGGTGGCGTTGCGCCGCTTCCTTACCTTGCAAACACCAGCACAACTGCCGAGCGGCATGATCCCCGCTTCGACCACGACCCGACCACGCTGGCTCCGCGAGGGCTGCTGATTGAGGGTCAGGTTTCCAATATCGTCACCTACTCCGGTGATTTGACGCAGAACGGAGCGGGACATTGGACTGGCCGCACCAACCTAGTCACGACCAATTGGACAGGATTTACGGCACCGGACAACACGGCATCTGCGGTCAAGATCATTCCCGACACGACATCTGGCCGCCATACCATCGAAAACAATGCTCCGAGCATCGTCAACGGAACGACCTATACGGCATCCGCGTTCGTGAAGGCTGATGGGTACACGGTCGCATCGTTGGTGGTCGCTGGAGGACAGGCGCGC